ACTCAGCGATGAAATGGCGCAGGCCATCGACGATTTCCGCTTCAAAGAACGCTTCAAAACCGAAACGGAAGCTGTAAGATGGCTACTTGCGAAGGGTTTGGACACATGCGTCAACCTGCCGCATCCAGAAGAAAAAGACGAGGAAGAACAACATGTTGAGTGATTACGAGCGCGAGTTATCCACACATTATGCACAGGTAAGAAAAAGATTAAGGGGGGAGCCTCCCAAGCGGATCATGGCGATCCCTCCACGACCTGAACCAGAGCCTGTTGTGGAGCCAGAACCTGAACAAGTTCCTGATTTTGTATTGTATGTGAACGAAAAGCCGTTTGTGCGGACACTGTTGTTCACCAAGCGCGATTTCGTGGTGATCGAGAACAATCCTGACGCGCCCGAGGTTGTGGAAGAACCATCGCCGGTGTGCCGCAAGTTCGCGGACGTGCTCAGGGATGTTTCACGGGAAACAGGGGTGCCCTCGAAGGTGATCTTGGGAGCCCGGCGGATGGCCTTCATTGTTGAGGCCAGGCGGCTGCTGTGGTGGCGAGCTGCGTACGAATGCCCTCATCTGAGCATTGCGGAGATAGGCCGCCGATCGAACGTGGATCACACGACGGTCCTGCATGGGCTGAAACGTTATGCGGAGCTGAAAGGGTTGCCCTATCCGGCAAGTAGGGTAAAGTAAAAAAGAAGACCCGCCGGGGGAGGACGCGGCGGGCCTTCGAAACAACGTCACGGCCAGGTGCACGTTGGGAGGAACCCCTTCTATATACAGGGGGTCTGAACAACGTGCAACCCTATTGATTGAGGATTGCACTATGGACAACAAAATGACGATAGGCGCGGAGGTTGAGCAAATCCTAGAAAAAGGATTGTGGACTGACCACGCGAGGGAAATGCAAGAAGAGGTCAGCCGCGCTTTGGAACGCGCTGGTTTTCTCGTCACTCTTGAATTTTCGACCGCTAAACTTGGCGATAGCAGAAATGGGCGGATTGACATTGTTGCGAGCAAACAAGGGCAAAACGTAGCGATTGAGCTGGATTGCCGAACGCCAAGATTGAGATCAATTAAAAAATTGAAACTGTTTTCGGGATACCGGATCATTGGATTGCGCGGGATACGGCATCCAATTGTTGACGGGATCGACGGCGTGGTTTGCTTGCAAGTGAGGGCCGCATGACCAGATGGTTCCGCTTTTATCAAGAAGCTCTTGATGATCCAAAAGTCCAAAGGCTCGATCCCTTTGATTTCAAATGCTGGGTGAACATGTTGTGCTTGGCTTGCCGCAACGAGGGGAAATTGCCGCCCGTCGCGGACATTTCTTTCGCTCTTAGGCTTTCAGTCAACGACTGCCAAACGGTGCTCGAACGCTTATTGAACGGGGGGCTGATCGACCGTGCGAGCGGTGGTCCTAACGGTATGCACCACGCCATACACAACTGGGAAAAAAGACAATATAAATCAGACACTTCTACACCACGAGTGAAACGTTTCAGGGAACGTTCCGAAACCGTTACGGTAACGGCCCCAGAGACAGATACAGAGACAGAGAGTAAAGCACCCCTAGATAAAGCCCGCACAAAGCGCGGGACCCGTCTTTCCGAGGATTGGGTTCCTAAGGAATTCATTGAAGAACGGGTGGAGCTGGAGAAGTTTCGGGACTGGGCGAGATCGGCGCCCGGCCAGAAGGGGGTGAAGGCGGATTGGGATGCGACCTGGCGCAACTGGGTCCGCCGGGTTCGAGAGCAGGGCAACGTCACCCCGTTCAAGGCGCGCGAGCAGCAATCGGGCTACCAAGGAAACCGCCCCCTGATTTCCCGTGAAGAGAACCTGGCGCGGATGAAGCGCGGATTGGGGCTGGCGTGATGAAAGAGGACTTGACCGCACGGCGCATCAAGAATGCGCGCAACGACCAGCTTTACGACAAGATGATCGGCCAGCTAGAGCTGAACCCGGTTGGCGTGATCGTGATCGACCCCACCGTGAAGGACGGGGGCGAGGAAGCGAAGGCCCAGGCGCTCGTCTGGGATCGGTGGCAAGAGTACCTGGGACGCGTGAACCGGCGAAAGACCCTGAAGGCTTGGAGGGGTATTCTTTCGGGCGGGGGAAAGCTGACGCTGCCGTGTCTTGACCCCAACGAGATGGACCCGCCCATCTTTCGAAACGAGAGACCGACAAACCGATATTGGGACAAGTAGGGGCGAACGATGGACCAACTCGCCAGAATTAAACAGCTAGAGCGTATCGTTTACAACGAGCGCATAGAGCTGGAGCTGATGCGCAAGGAAAAGTTCAAGATCAAGCGCGAGGCTATCGCGCGAGGGAAGATGTTAGACATCATCAAGACCACCTGCGAAACGATGGTCGTTTTTGACCGGAAAAAGATCATCGACTGCATCGAAGCGTTTTTCCAAGAGGGTGAAGAGCGCTGGAACGAAAAGGAAGGCCCGCCAGACGAGCCTGGGAGCCCGCCTGACCGGCTTTTGATAGAGGGACGCTACTAGGGTAGCGCAGGGGTCTCTGAGGCGGTCCTGACGGCCTTTGCGGCGATATGGTTCACCACGTCGGCTTCCGTCCAAATGTCGGACGGCGTGGTGTCCCGGCCTTGGGATCGACACCACCCCTCCCACAGGACCGGGTTCACCTGCGCGCAGGGTTCCAATCTCGGCCATCCCTTTTCGGCTTCCAGCTTTTCGGCCAGGAGACCGGCGGTGAGTATCGTATACTCACGCGTGAGCTGGGCGCGTTTTTTGTGGTTCATCACGGCGCGGTCTAACTGGGCTTTGACGGCCTTGCGGCGTTCCTGGAGGGTCATTGTTCGCTCCCACGGTTGCGCGCCTTGGCGATCCCGCCTTTGACGCCGCTTTCGGACGCCTTAGACTTGTCTATCGAATAGGTGCGCTTGTCCGCCGGGACGGCCTTGCCACCCATGCGAGAAATCTCTGAGCGGCGATCCGGTGACATGCAAGCGAAGCCCCTGGGCTTTTTGGTTTCCATTGTTGTGCTCCTGATAAATGATGTGAGGTGGACGACGTGCCGGAAAGCGCGCCGCCTGGGTTATGGGAAGGATGGGATTTACTCGCATTGTTCGATTTCTTCGGGTTCTGCGAGTTCGTGATCATCGATCAAATGCTGAGCGATCTCCCACCAGTTCACATCTGACAGGAACGCGCGGGCGTAATCGAGCGCCAGCCCCTCGCGCACGTCCATCTCGATCAATTCGCTGGCGTAATCTTTCACGGCTTCTTTCAGGTCGTAATGATCGAGGCGAGCCCATCCCATTTCGCGCGGGTCGAGCCCATCGAAGATTTCGAGATTGACGCGCCAAGTCGCATAATTCGTCCAACCGTTGTACCGATTGTCCATGTTAATCGTCCCCATGTTGTGCGGCATTGCACACTAGAGCCGCCCGTAAGCGGCTCGGATTTGCAATGTTAGAGAAACAGCATGGCGACAAGAGCGCCGACTGTAGCGAATGACACGAGTGTCATGATTGCAGTGATTAGGTTAAGCATTGCGAGCAATCCCGTTGAATGAGCGCAGATAGTCGCGAGCGTTGCGGTAGTCGTCGCACACGACACGATCAATCAAGTAACCCGCCGGGCTGTAGACCTTGACGAGATACATGCCGCGCACGGTGTCGCGTTCGAATGAAGTGTAAGCGCCGTTCTTGAATGTTTTGACCTTAGTCATCTGGTGTCCCTCTATGTATCTATGTCATCTCTGACACTCATGACACTAAAGCACCTATCATTTATGGTCAAGCTAAATCGTAACCCAATCCTATGTACATAACCCATTTTGAGTCTTAACAGTATTAACTTAAACGTAGCAACATTAGGGCTCCCCTATATATGTATATACATAGAGGGTGTGTGATATATATGTTAATACGTAATAGACAGGCACTATGAGCTTTTGGAATAGGTCGTGATACGATAGACTTCCCGTGCGCTCCTGTAACACCCGTGTGAGTTTTTGTCATAGGTCATAATGGACATGGGACACATGTGTGAACACATAAACCACACCAGGTTGACGTATAACAGCTATAACCACAGTGCATGTATGGTAAACGTGTAATTACACAGATGTGGCGTGTACAAAGGGAAGGTGCATGGGTCCATCTGCCTTTGAGAACGTGCACCCCACATCGCGCTTCCCCCAAAAATTTTCTGGTGTTTTTAAATAAGTACGATATTATTGTGTAGATATTGATTGGAGATTGACATGGAAGTTGAGAGGGGCGTACCGTTTCCCGTGACGAGCAAGGTGTCGAAGTATCGGTTTCCTCTTGGGGAGATGGATATTGGCGACAGCTTCTTTGTGGAGGCGAGAGAGGGTTCTTTCTTAAGCTCTGCAAGGAGTTTGATCAGTCGGTATGGGAAGACGTACAGCCGGAAGTTCGCCACGCGTGTGGTGGACGGGGGCTTCAGGGTTTGGAGGATTGAATGAAGCGGCTCAAGCGGTGGCTCTTGTCTTCGACCAGCCTGACGCCCATCATGGGGCTTGTGCAATACTGAGTTATCGCGGGATGGAGCAGCCTGGTAGCTCGCTTGGTTCATACCCAAGAGGTCGCGTGTTCAAATCACGCTCCCGCAACCAAAGCATCCGTAGCTCAGCTGGATAGAGCATCGGTCTACGAAGTTAAGGAATAAAGTTGTTGACTTTCCCTAGTAGCTCAGTGGATAAGAGCGGTGGTCTACGAAACCACAGGTCGCAAGTTCAAGTCTTGCCTAGGGAGCCAACTATGGCTTACGCTTCAACAGAGCAACAAAGACAGTACTCAAGAGAGCACTACAGACGGAACCGCGAAAAACACATTGCCCAAGCGGCAATCAGAAACAAAATACAAAAAAAGAAATTAATTGAATACGCTTGGGAATTTAAAAAAAAGAACCCATGTTGCAAATGCGGAGAGTCTGACCCGGCTTGTTTGGATTTTCATCACGTTGGAGATGATAAGGAAAGAGAAGTTGCAATCGCTGCTCGTCTCGGTTGGTCAGTTGAGCATCTGCAACTGGAAATGGATAAGTGTATAATTGTGTGTGCTAACTGCCACCGCAAATTGCACTACTCAGAACGAAACACTTAAGGGTTCAAATCCTTTCGGATGCGCCAACGTTAGGTGGTACATGAAATGGCAAGACTGGTTAGGCATAGCCGATAGCTTGATGTTGTTGACCCTGGTCATCATGGAGCTGCGGCGTTAGGGGAACGAATGACTTTCAATCTGAAGAAGTTCTACCAGTTCTGTTCGCAGCTAAAGATTGAGACCAAGGAACAGGGCCTCAAGCGGATGGATCGTCTGCTGGGAACGCAGACCTATGTGATGAACGAGATTGCTCGCGGGCTGGAGGATGACTGCCATTTTTACGTTATTCTTAAAGGCCGCCAGTTGGGCATCACTACCATTAGTCTGGCTCTTGATCTTTATTGGACATTTACCCATCCTGGTCTGCAAGCTACTCTCACCACAGACACTGAAGAAAATCGGGACATGTTTCGCACAACGCTTGCGATGTACATGGACGGCCTTCCGAAGGAATTCAAAATCCCTCAGGTGACGCACAACCGTAACTCGTTGTCCCTGCGCAATCGGTCTCGCCTGTTCTATCAGGTGGCCGGTTTAAGGGCCAAGGGCAGCCTTGGACGCGGTAAGGCTATCACCTTCCTCCATGGCACTGAGACAAGCTCCTGGGGCGACGAGGAGGGCTTGGCGTCCCTGTTGGCGTCTCTTGCGGAGACCAATCCCGATCGCCTCTACATGTTTGAAAGCACGGCGCGCGGCTTCAACATGTTCCACGATATGTATGTGACCGCGAAGAAGGCCCGCACCCAGCGTGCTATTTTCTGCGGATGGTGGCGCAACGAATTCTATTCGGCTGATCCTGAGTCCTCCGTTTACAAAACTTATTGGGATGGGCGGTTGACCGGCGAAGAGAAGGAATGGAACCGCGACATCAAGAAGATGTACAACTTTGAACTCAACTCGCGGCAGATCGCTTGGTGGCGGTGGAAGCTGGCGGAAGGGATCAAAGACGACGCGCTGATGTATCAGGAATTCCCGCCCACGGAGGACTATGCTTTCGTGATGACGGGTTCCTCGTTCTTCTCTAACTCCAGATGCTCTGAGGCCGCCCGTGTCGCCAAGAACAAAAAGTTCGACGCCTACCGATATTCCTTCGGATCAAACTTCCAAGACACCGAAGTCCTCAAAAGCTCGGACAAGCTCGCCACGCTCAAAATCTGGGAAGAGCCCATCGACACAGCTTACTACGTTATTGGAGCAGACCCCGCTTATGGAAGCTCCGACTGGGCTGACCGTTTTTGTATCCAAGTCTTCAGATGCTACGCTGATGGGCTTGATCAAGTCGCAGAGTTTGCAACGTCTGAACTCAATACATATCAGTTTGCATGGGTCATCGCCCACCTTGCGGGAGCGTATAAAAATAGCACTCTTAATCTGGAAGTTAATGGGCCGGGTCAGGCGGTAATCAACGAACTCAGAAAC